GTGCTAGGCACCGGTTTTTGTAAATCTTTTAAGACTTAAACTGTCGATTCTCTCATCCCTTAAATTACTCTAAGGGTGTTACACCTGTTGAAAATCCTAGTTCAACATATACCCTGGACATATATCTCCAGGAGGGGCTTCATAAAATCAATTGTGAAAGCTTAAAAGAGAATGATTGTGGGTTTTCCTTCCCACTCGCTGCGACTTACCGCTGACCTCGAAGCAAGAGACATTTCAATCTAGTTAGTCTAATGGTTCCGGAACTCGTGCGCATCTCCCCTTAAAGGGAGGTGTCTTCATAATAAGAAGACGTGAGCCAACCTTTAGTTGACTCACAGCAAGGAATTACCAAATCCTTATTTTCATAAGCCATATCCTCATCGGACATTGGCTCCCAATCGTGGAGCCCGATCAATTTTCGGGCCTCTTGGAATAAGGTGGCATTGTGGTACATAGCCTTCACTACACTATGATCCTCATCAAGAACCTCATAAAGAGATTCAAGAGGCTCCTTCATCAGGAGGTTAATAATCATCATCTTGTATAGTTTCGCATATTCCTCCTCTAAATCAAAAATGCGTTCACCAAGGTGGACACCTTTCCTAAAGAGGGGCATCTCCATATCAGGGAGATCTTTCATTACGAGATTATGCATCAACCACATAGCTGAATCCCTTGGAACGGCTGGTTTCCATTTTCGTCTGCACTCTCTGCGACCCAACTGGGTTTTAATAATAGTAGCACAGAGTCGATCAGTCCGAGATATTTCATCAGGGTGATCAACGGGCAATCCAAGCCCACCAAGCCATTCCGGTAAAAACCAAGGAACAGGGAATTTAGATAACTCCTTTTTATTATAATAAATAAACCTTTTCTTGACTATAGGCCAAAGGTCAGGAGGGCAACTTCTTTTAAGTTCCCTACAGATGGTGCCAAGCTGGTGAACCCCAATTTGAGGATTAAATTCTTTCTTCTTTCCAGCACCCATCCTTTTCCTACCCATCATTAAGCCTAGGTTGACATATTTACGTTCAACCCAATGTCCATCTTGAACCTCGTAAATTGTCGAGTTGATGGTACAAAATTTATCAGAGAAATAGGTCTTCCCAACGGACGATTCCAGTCCAGCTACTGCACAAAAGGCTTCCCAACATCTACGGAGTCGACCCTTGGCACCTCTAAGGAGACAATCATCTCCATTGATTAGAAGTTTTGCAAGGGGCCCACCACCAGGATAGGGACGGTCAGTTAACCTAACCGGCTTGCCGAAGTTACTTTCTTCAATTGCAAGTCTACATAGAGCAGCATTAGCTATACACAGGAAGGGGAAAGATATAATAGAGCCCATTAATTGGCCCTCAGTTTGAGGATACTCCTTTTCCACATAATTGTCCTTGAGACACCATTTACACTTAGGGTTACCATTGATCTTGTTACTATCAATGTCGAAATAACCGTAATGTCCACAGCGCTCTACCGGTACTGTCCGGTCCACAAAAATATGTTTAGTCAGAGCCTTAAGGAATAACTTTTTCAATTCTACCATAAAATTTGGTGGTAAAAAAGTAAGTGACTCCCCAGGAAGATTCTCTCCAATACAGACCATTAACTGGTCCAGAATAACTTCAGACACCCAAGAATGAATCTTGTTAGTGCTTGAGACGTAATCTCCCGAGACTGCTTCCTCATCATCTTCCAATCCCCCAAGAACCCTTTCGATATCTTCCGGTTGTACATAACGACCGATAAGGGAGAACACCTTGTTCTTTTTAAGAACCTTCCATAAAAACTTTTGGAAAGGTTTTAACACCGTGTATAGTAAAGGAGGACCTTTTGATATCACCCTGACCTTCAAAGGTTCAGGTAGGCCAACAGTCATAACCAAAGGCCGCTCAGATCGAGCTAAATCAAAGATTTTAAGGTAATCCTCCTGCCAGGACCTTCTAAGGTCCGTGGGATCAAATAACAGAGTGGGATGGGCCTCAGTTGGTTCATAACCAAGATCCTTCTCCATAGCAATTTTATAACTCTCCCCTCTTCCAAGTTCACCGAAATGTGGTGACACCCTCTGAAACAAAGAACACGTTTCAGTTGAAAACGTAATCCCAGATTCCCTTTTCCCAAAAGAAATCCGATCATACAACTCCGCGAGTGCTCCACAGTCATTTCGAGACCATATATAATTAGCGGAAGTAGAAGGGAAGAACGGTTCGAAAATCTCACGATGGTCAATAACTTCATCGTCGAACAGTTCAATGACAGTCCTCTTTAAGGCTGCAACAACTTTATCTTTAGTGATTGAGGTTGTACGGGTGTAAACCTGGACTTTCTTTTGAAAGCCAAGAATATCAGGTCCGAAGTCTTCTTCATGTACACTGTTATAAGATACACAGTGTTTCCTGAACTCACGTTCAGGAAGGAGACTTTCCCCATGCTCATTAACACTGACGAGTACTACTTCACCTTGATAGTTCTCTTGAACCAAGGGGATGGTTGTTAATTCCATCATAGTATCATGTTCAGCCTTGTCCACCATGGACTCAGGTACGTCAGGCATAGCTTTTTTAAGCTGTTGTGAGGTGTCAGAATATTGCATAAACCGATCAAACTTGTCATCCTTCATCTTCATTAAAAATTCGTGGTGTATTCCACCCAGAATATAATTAGGTTTAAACCATGAGCAATTAGCTCGATGGAAGATGAAGGCGGGCCTCTCAGGGAGGTCTTGATCGCGATAGAAAGCAAAGAAGGAGGCAAATTTCCATTTAAGTAACTTTACCCAGCTTCCAACTCCATTATTTGAAACAAACTGTAGTAGATAATGTACAGATTTGTATCTTGAGTGGTGGACACGCATGGTTTCTAACCAAAGCTTTTCACACTTCAGTCTGCGCTGATCCAACCACTTTTGAGATTGAGGACTTGCTAGTCCAAAAATAGTATGAAGTTCACATACTGCCGAAACGGCCTCAATAATTTTATCAACCTCCTCCTTCTCTATATTGTACTGATTGCTTAAAAACCAGTTAGATTCAATCTGAAAGGTGTTCATTGCATAAAGTTCCTTTAAACTTTTTGTATGACACCTTTCGAGGGAAGAAGTGAGGCGGTGGGGGCTAGCACCCCCCTCCATTTCTGGACATGGATTAAGATAGTACTTGTGATTCTTATGAATGACATAATTATTTTTTAAATCTTCCATGGTCTTGCTT